CGCGGTTAGTAGCCGCGTGTATTGTTATTATTTATTACGAGAGTTTAGTAGACTCTCCTCTAGTAGATTTTAGCTCCATTTTTATATATATTTAGGAATTCTTTAAAATATATTGTCGATGAAGGTTAGTTACCCTGGAATAAGTTCAAAAGACTTATTTGATAACAGTGTTGTATGGATTAACATTATAGTGTTAGTCGATGTAACTAATTTGCTACAACAAGCAAGTCGAGAGATTGGTTTCTTTGTTAGATTCTGATCGAACAGTCCATCTGTATCTTGGAGTTTGTTCATTTATGAAAATGAAACGGGGTTTTGTACGTGAAGTACAGATCCTACATATTTAGTATGTTTAATTCCTGACCCTAGGAACGATAATAAGGATATTTTGTGGTTGATTGCTGTGTTCGTAATGGATGCTCATAGGCTCGTGACTGGGTCGGATCAACTAAGGACTATTCGTTTCCTGTTTGGATAACAGGCGCGTTTGTGTGGTGGCGTCAAATACCACGACTCGTGCTCCCGGAACGACGGGGGGTCAAAAAAACTCAAATCGATTTATTTCAATATGACAGACAAATTGACAGCGTATAACGGAGGTGTGAAAAGTGTTGCCCAAGATGGATTTCTGGGAGACACCCAAGGAGAGATTGCCTGCTCGTCCTTGTCGGAGGTTATTACTGAGCCCAATACATTATCAGTAACTTTTTCAAAGGTTTTTGTTGAGCCGAATACATTATCAACAATTGAGGAGATGTTTGAGAGATTTTGGGATCAAATTTTGTTTGGTCCAATTTCTAGAATTATTAAGAAACATAGACGTGTTTCACCAGGTTTTATTCCTAGAGACTCATTGAGGGGTCTTAGGAATGTAGGAGAGAAATCACCGGTTAAGATAGCTTTGAATGTTTCAAAGTATAGTACCCAGTGGGATATTGACTTTAAAGGTTTAAGATGTCAGTATCTGATGAATGAGATTAATTTTGCCGTACATAACTTACTCCCAAAGTATGTTATGTTGTGTGATAATATGAATTTAGGTGGATGGTTTTGTGGAGATAATCATCATTTATTTTCTATTGGTTATAGTATGGGACAGTACAAGCACATTACTCTTGCATGTAAAAAATGTGATAGTGATGATATTTGTATGTCTCAGGATTTGTTTAATGCTTTATGGAATGTTTATTCTAATGATGATTTGCATTTTACTATTGATGATATCGTCATCTTTTATAAGATGATGATGATTATTGATAGGTATTTTGTAGAATATGATGAGTTGATCCCTGCCTTGGAGCGGGAAGAGCAACAAGCAGTGTTGATTAGAATGAATAATTGTTTGATGGTACCTGTTTCGGCTTTGTCCGATGGTCCAGTTAAAGTTCAGTTATTAGGTATTTTAAGTAACGGTGTTGATTGTAAGAGGTTTTGGTGTGCTTTTCGTAGTTTTCTAATTCACAAAATTAGAATAGTTAAGCAATCAAAATGGGATGTGGAAGGTTCTTTGCAAAATGTTACTAATTTGGCTTTAGTGTCAATAGTTTGTTTTGCGGGAGTTTCGCATTTTTTAGGTGTTAGGGCTTTTATGAGTGAATGTAGAGAGGGGATTAGGTGTATAACAGCATCTACCTCCTCTTTATTTGGAACTTATGAAAGGAATTCGAATATTACGACTTCTTCTATGCAAGATGTTAGGCTGGGTGTGGAGAAGACTGCACAGATTTTAACATCAAGGTATAGGCATGGTATTTTGGATGGTGAGAGTTTTTCTTATATTGAAGAACTTTGTCCACCTATGGCCTTGTTTATTAGAGGATTTGATGATTTTTGTAATATTACGGATTTGTTGAAAGGTTTTAGTATTGCATGTTTATTGAGAATAGGGATTTCTATTGCTCAAATGATTAATGCTACTATGCCTAAGGATTTTTATCTTGCTTTGTCACAATTCGTACTTAATTTGCCTTCAAACCTTTATGGTTTGGGTGCGGATTATTTGCGATCTTTTGTGTATAGAGAAGAGCAATCAGGAGAGGAAAATAAGCATAGTAACCCTTTTATGTCTAAGCTTTCTAGCTTGGGCATTGTTAAAAAGATAGTTACATTGTTTGGTTGTTTCCTTAGTAGTGAGGTTTTTAAGCATCTTGGAATTAATACTCATTGGGTTGTGCCGGTGATTAGTAATTGGTCTAAGAATTTTGTTTTGGAAGTAGGTTTCTTTTATACCTTATTTGATTTACTCAAATATTTTTCGGAGTGTGTGATTAATTTTCGCACTACGGGTAATGTTTGGGATCTTTTTGGTAGAGATGAGACTGAAACTATGACAAATTTGTTAGAGGATGCTTTTAAGGAGATTTCGCTTAATAAGATTCATCTTATTAAGGAACAGGAGAGTAGAATGTCTGAGATTAGAGCTTTAAATGCGAGAGCGCAGAGTAAGTTTTCTGATCCTAGGTATTCGAAAAATTTGTTGTTTGTTCAAGCTGGAGTTAGATTGCGTAGAGAGATTGAAGCGATAGATTTGAGTTTGAATATTAACAAGATTGCCCCGATTGGGTTTGTTATGTGTGGTCCCTCAGGAACTGGAAAATCTATTATGGTTAATGATTTTGCTAGAGTTGTGAGGGCTCATTATAATATTCCTGAAGATTTGAGCATTGTTTTTGATTATAAAGATTTTGTGAAGCATCAGCGTTTACCGGCTTATCCTTTAGTAGTTCATCTTGCGGATTTTCCGCAGGTGAAAGATGATAAGGGTGAGGTTCCGGTTTTGTCGGTGTTTCAGCAATATGTAGATATAGATCCAGTTGTAGTGAATACTGCCTCCTTGGAAGAGAAGGCTAGAGCAGTTATTCAGCATACAGTTGTTTTTGCGTCTACTAATCTTGAGAAGTTTCATTGCAATTGTAGTGAGACAGGTGCGGATAAGCTTAATAGGAGATGGATTAATGTTGAGTCATATTTTACTGATTATGCCATTGAAGTGGCTAAAAGTAGAAATATTGAGATTATGAAACAACTTTGGGATATTAAAGATCCTGAAGTTGATAAGACTAAATTAATTGGATGGATTATTAAGGAGATGAAGAATCCCCCTGGTAATTATATACATTTTCGTGGAGATGGCGCTAAAGGTAAAGAGTTAGCGAGGTTTACTAAGAGATCGGATGTACTGAGATTTATGAGATCTAGATGGTTAGAGAATATGAATTCACAGGTTGAATTTAATATGTCCAGAAAGTTTTGTAAATTTGGTATATGTGATTCTGAGTGTGATTGTGGGGATGTTAGAGTTCCTATGGTTTCACAAGGATTTACTGAAATTGGTCTTGGTGTTGCTGCCGTTTCTGCGATTGCTATGGTTAGCATTCCTAGAGCGGTGTATAATGCTATTGAGGAAGTGAATAAAGATAAACCATCTCCTCCTCCACCTCTTTTGGAGGGAGAGGAGGATGAGGATGGAGATTATCTTTATTTTCTGAATTCGCCATACAAGCCTTTTCGATCGGTTCTTAAAAGTCTTAATAAGACTGTTAAGGATCCAATTGTTTGGGCTGGTATGTTGGCTGCGTTAGGTTGTTGGACAACCATAGCGTACACGGTTTCTAGATTAGAGAGCAAGCCCCAAGTGCCTCAGATGGCTATAAAGGGTGTGTTAACTAATGTTGCGAATGAACCGGGTGTGGTTCAACCTATTTGTTCAGTTAAGGTTCCATGGCTTGGAACTTTGGATAAACGAACTCCATTACCTAATTTTTTGGGTAATGCTAGGTATGGTAATAGGCATGTTATGTTTATTGTGGTTGGTACTAATGGTGTAATGATTCCTAAACATTTGTTTTTTGGTATTAGGGAAGGTGTTCCTTATACGATTACAAATGGTGAAGTTTTTGAATTAACTACCAACTATGGTAAATATAATGTGGCCTATCAGGATTCTGATTGGTGTGTTGTAGGTGACAATGCTAGTAGTGATTTCATTTTGTATAATTGCAATGTTGGAGTTGTTGTTAATACTGTTACCGATTTATTAGTTTTGAAGATACCTGATGAACCGTTTACTTGTGTTATGACAGGTAAGGTTGGTAAAGTGGTTTCTTTTTTTGGAAGTGATTTGTTGTTTTCTGGATGTGATACATCTGACGGAGATTGTGGTCAACCTTTGTATAAGGAAGATCGTATTGTTGGATTTCATAAAGCTAGAATTTATACTGAATCAGGTTCTGTGGGTGTGGCGCAGTGTGTCACACATAAGGAGATGATGTTTGCTATTTCGTTTCTTGGTATGAGGGGTAAGCCGATTCTTATCCCAAGGATTATTCAAGAGTGCGGTTTTGACGGACTGATTCCTGTTGTGGACTTGCATCAAACTGATTTTTATCATATCTTGGATAAATATCCGCAAGATAAAATACTTGAGAGAGGTATGTTATTTGTGGGTGTTCGACGAGGTATTGAGAAGGAATCGGTTTCTTGTAGGAAAACGACTATGTTTGATACGTTTGGAAGTAAGTGTAAAGAGTATATGGGTCCATATACGGGTCATGCAAAAATTATAAATGGTGAATGGAAATCTTGTGTTACCGAAAGGTTTAATCATTTTGGTAAGAGGAATTCCCCTTATCTGAGTGAACATAGATTGGCTATGCATCATTTACTTAATTTAATTGATCCTGTGAAATTGGAGCCGTTAACTTGGTATACTACTTTTTGTGGTAGTCCATATAATTGCTATTTGGGTCCTATTGACCCTACGAAGTCGGTTGGTCCTAGAAATAAATTGTTAGGTATTTCTAAAGATCAAGCTTTTAAGAAAAATAGTGAATATAATTGGACGGTCCATCCGAGTGTTATAGCTCGGATAGATGAGTTGGAAGTTGCGATATTAAGTGGTTATCAACCTTCTCTTTTTGTGAAGGCGTGTATTAAGGATGAGTGTTTGACTAAAGAGAAGGTTCTCGAAGGGAAGGCACGTAATTTTTATGTCACGGAAAAGGAGGTCAATTTACTTGTAAAGAAGTATTTTGCTCCGCTTATAGCGCATTTTCATTTGTTTAGAAATAAACATGGTGGTGTTGCGTCAGTTAATCCTGGTAGTAAAGACTGGGATGATCTGGCACGATATTGTTTGGAAGTGTTAGATGGAGATGAAGATGAAGGAATTATAGATTCGGATGAGAGATATTTTGATAAACATCATTCGAATGCTAAAATTTGGTTTCCTGAATTTTGTTTTCTTCTTGCTCGTCTTTGTGGATATTGTGAACTAGATTGTGTCATGGTTTCTAGATTGGCTAGCGTCATTTGGCAGCGATTTATCGAACAACAAGGTGTTGTTACGTTAGATGCTGACCAAATGGATTCAGGTGTGTTTATAACTTTGTTTTGTAACACTGTTATTAAATTGGTAAACAACTTTAGTTTTGCTATTCATTTTGAGGTTCCTTGTACTGCCATTAGACCAACTAGTGTTGGTGATGATAGTACCTTTTCAGTTTTGAAAAAGTTTCGCAAGATACTCTCTGGAGATAATATGAAGCAATATTTTAAAGATATTGGATATGATCTTACGGATGCTAGTAAAAGTGAAATGATTTCTTATAAGAGATTGTCAGATGTTGCCTTTCTAAAAAGGAGTTTTAGAAAGGATGGAAATGTCTGGAAAGGACCTTTAAGTGAAGAATCTATGTATAAGTCGTTAAGTTATTCTATTGCCAGTACGGTGAGTCAAGAAGTTAGGGATAAGGGAGCACTTTTGTGTTGTTTAAAGGAGGCTTACCTTCATGGTGAGTCTTTCTTTGTTAACTTCAGAAATGATGCTCTAAAGTATATTCCTGTTCTTCCTGATTATGAATATTATGATAATTTGTATAAACATGGTTGTTTGGTAGTTTGGGATCTAGATGAAAATCCCCCGGATTGTGCTGATATGGAGGAAGTTACTAAGTTTTTGAACGGTGAGGTGAGTAATGCTAGTATGCGTTTTCAGTCTGCTTATGCGGATGTTAATGATGTTAATAGTGGAAAGCCCCCGAGTAGTAGCGACCCTATTCAGACTTTTGTAGGACTCTCTGATGATATCAGTGGCCATCAGGCCCCTGTTCTTATTACGACTCCTTCAGAAGTGTATGATTTGAAAGAATTCTTTGCTAGACCTAGGTTAGTAAAGTCCCTCGCGATTGCCCATACTGCTAGTATTACTAATGTCTCTACTTTTGAGGTCAGGCCCACATGGTCTGCCCTCACGCAAGTAGCAGCTGTATATACGATGTATAGGAATTTTAGAGGAAGTCCTAAGATAATGGTTAAAGTTACCGGAGGATCTTCGTGTATTGGAAAAGTAAGGATTTGGTTCTATC